GCGCAAGGTGGTGCAGGCGTGGCTGGCGCCGGTGCGGCGGGTGCTGGCGCAGGCGCGCCGGCGATCGATTATGGCGCCGTGTACGGACCATTGTCGCCGGAGAACAAGGAGATCTTCGACCGCAAGGCCTTTGGCAAGGCGGGATCGAACGGCGGGCCGATCGACATCAACGGCGTGTTCGATTGGGCGCGCAACTCGGAGAAATTGATCGGTGGCGATCATATCCCTGCGCCGCGGCTCGACGACGACAAGGCGTTCAACGAGTGGCCCGGCCACGAAAAGCTCGGCGTCCCGAAAGACGCGAAGGACTACAAGTTCGAACGTCCGCAACTGCCGGCCGGCGTGCAATACGATGAGCGCCTCGAGGGTGTTTTCCGCACCGCGGTCGGCAAGGCCAAGATCGGGCAAAAGCAGGCCGCGATCCTATTCAACGAGTTGATTGCCGATCGCGTCGGGCAGGAGGCGCAAGCCGCGACGCGCGTCAACGAAGCGAAAACGGCGATGGAGACCGAGCTGCGCTCGACATTCGGCGCGAGCCTCGACGCCGTGATGGGACGCGCGAACCTGGCGCTTCGCTATATCGGCGAGAAGGCCGGCGTGAAGATCGAGCGCGCGATCGACGGGATCGCCTCGCTCACGGGCGACGGTGCCGCGGCGATCAAGGTGTTGCACTGGATCGGTCAGCAGCTCGGCGAAGATGCCATCAAGGGCGGCCAGGGCGACGGGTTTGTCAACGGCGGCGCTTCCGCGGCCAAAGCGGAAATGGACCAGCTCTATCTCGATGCCGAGTTCATGAAGGCCTATCGGGACAAGTCGCATCAAGGTCACGCGCAAGCTGTTCAACGCATGACGAGACTGTCCGAACAGGCGCACGCCTAGAGCGAATACCGCTGGCCACGTCAGCCAGAGCCGCATGACCCGTTGGAAAAGCGCCGACTGACGCCGGCGCTTTTTTCTTTTCCTCTTGACACGCTCGCCGCGGCCATCGCTCCCGTGTGTTTCCTCCCTGAAGAAGTGACCTTGAGGGCGCCGCTCAAAAACCGGCGCCCTTCTTTTTTTGTCTTGACACGCTCGCCGCGGCCATCGCTCCCGTTGGAAATCCGGGGATCGCAGGGGCTTCGTGCCCCGCGCGTCCGGTGCCGGCGGGTACAGCCGCTCGATTGGCCCACGATACGGGCAAGGCCGGGTCCGTGCCGCGCGAGAGCGCGAGCCAGAAACGGGGATCCCCACCGACAGCCATCGAAACGCTATCGGAAAAGGACCCCGGCCAATGGCCCAGGAAGACGAAATCCCAAAACACTATCAGCCTCTCTTTACGAAGAACGTCGATTATCTCGTCCAGAAGGAAGGTTCGCTGCTGTTGCCGTATGTCGACGTGAACAGCGACTACATCGGCGAATCGATCGAAGTCGTCAAACAGTTCGGCCCCAGCAAGGCCCGCCGCGGCGAGAATACCCGCCACGGAGACACGCCGATCATGTCGACCCCGCGCGATCAGCGCTGGGTCGTGCCCGAGAACATCGATTGGGGCGATCTGTTCGATCGCAACGATCTGATGAAGCAGCTCATCGATGCCTCGAGCGCGATCACGCGCGTCGCCGGGATGGCGATGGGGCGTGAGACCGACGTCACGATCATCAACTCGTTCTTCGGCGATGCGAGGACGGGCAAGGGCGGCGCGACGATCACCCCGTTCCCGGTCGATGCGTCGCAGGACGTCGGCATTCAGGTCGGATCGGCGCCAGCCGCCGATGTCGGCATGAATGTCGCGAAGATCATCCGTGGCCGTCGCATCCTTCGCGCGAACTACGCCATCAACCGCGGCGATCCTCTCGTCGTCGTCGGCGCCGCTCGCCAGGAAGAAGAGATGTTCAACGACGATCGCTTCGTGAACACGCGCTATCGCCGGACAACGGTGTTGGAAGATGCGGACTCCAACGAGTTCTTCAAATGCACGTTCATCTTCCTCGAGGAAATGCCGACCGATCCGGCCGACGTGACCAAGCGGTGGTGCGCGATGTTCCCGAAGAGCGCCATCCATCTCGGGCGCTGGAACGGCGGCCTGCAGACGCACCTCGCGCAGAACCCGCAGAAAAAGTTCAACTGGCAGCTCTACATGCACGAGACGCAGGGCGCCACGCGAACCCAGGAAAAGAAGGTCGTCAAGATCATCTGCAAAGAAGCGTAACAGCAGGCGATGGCGGGCGGTGAACAGCCGCCCGCCGGTTGCCGGAAAAACGGAGAACATCAATGACAGTTGTTACTAGGTACGGGACGGGTTTTCAGGACCCGGCGGTCAAACCGGCGGATTTGCTTCCCACGGACGCAGTCGCCGCTCATGCACATTCCCTTGTCTCGACGGTCGAGGTTGCCAATGGCGACTCGATCGCCAGCAAGGTCTATTTCGGCAAAGTTCCGTCGAACGCCCGGCTGCTCGTCCATTCGCGGCTGGATCACGACGCTATGACCGGCGTCAACAGCTTCAGCCTCGGCGGGCAAATCCCAGGCAGCGCCGCGGCGCCGAACGCGTTCATGCTCAACGTCGACATCACGGCCGCCGGCAACAAGCCGGCGTTGTCGGTCATCAACATCGACTCCCTGCACAAAGCCGTCTGGCAATTGTTGGGCTATGCCAAGGATCCCGGCGGTGAGGCCGACATCTACGGCACACTCAATGCCGCGGCGACCGCAGCGGGAACGCTCACGCTGACTTTGCTCTTCGGTCTTGCTCTCTAACGGAGCGCGGGCGGCGGCCCATTTTTGTTTAAGGACCGGCCGCCCGCACACCGCCCATCCCGCTTCGCTAAAAGGCTCCGCAGGACAAGTGGCACAGATCCACCAAAAGACAGAGACGTCCGTCGCGAACGAGGCGCTGTCCTTAATCAAGCAGCCGTCGCTCATTCACATCGACGCGGACAACACGAACATGAAGCGCATCGTCGTGAAGCATTTCGCGGCCGAGCGCGATGCGCTGTTGCGCCAGTATCCCTGGAATTTCGCGTCGACGCGCGCGCTGTTGCAGGCCCAGGTGCAGAAGCCGGTCTTCGGCTTCAAATACCTGTACGCGTTTCCGCACGATTGCATGGCCGTGCGGTCGCTTCCCGACGCGAACAACCAAGACGATTGGAAGGTCGAGAAGCGCGCCATCCTCACCGATCTCGCGCCGCCGCTGAAAGTGATCTACACGCGCTTCGCCTATGAAGTCGCGCTGTGGGACGCGCTGTTCCGCAAGGCCTTCGTGCGGCGCCTGGCGGAAGCGTGCGGCCCGGAATTGAGCGCCGACGCGGAGCTCATCAAAAAAGCAAAGGACGACGCCGACGAAGTCCTCGAGAAGGCCTATCCCTCGGATGCGGCCGAAGGCACGCCCGAGGATCTGCCGAACGGCGACTGGCTCGATACGAGGTCCTGCTGAATGCCGCGCGATCGCATCACGCATCGCTCTTTCACGGGCGGCGAGATCTCGCCTTACCTCGAGCAACGCGCGGACCTGGCGCGCTGGCAGACGTCGCTTTCCGAGCTGGTGAATTTCACGGTGATGGTCCAGGGCGGCGCGACAAGGCGATCGGGAACGCGCGACGTCCTTGAGGCCCTCGAGGACTCCCGGCTCCTGCCGTTCAGCTTTTCCGCCAATGACGGCTACTCGATCGAATTCGCGCCGGCGGTGTCCCGCTTCTTCCGTGATTTCGGCGTGCTCGAGAGCGCGCCCGACACGCCCTTCGAGCTCGTGACGCCTTTGACGGCGGATGAAATCCCGCTCTTGGATTACGCGCAGTCGGCCGACGTGATGTACCTCACGACGGGCTTGCGGCCGATCCAGAAACTCTCGCGCGTTTCCGTGCTCGATTGGCAGATCGAGGATCTCGCCGTCAAGCTCGGGCCGTTCATGGACGAGAACGACGAAGACGGGATCGTGCTCTCGACCGCGCACGCGCTCCCGCTTTCAAAAGGAACGAGCTTCACGCTGCATGCCGACGCGCCGTTGTTCAACGCGCAGCATGTCGGCGCGTTGTGGAAGATCGCCGTCGAGGACCGCAGCAAGTACAAGCTGTGGCAACCGCAGTTCACCGTCGCGGTCGGCGACTATCCCGGCAACAGCCGCTATTGGGGCGACAATTTCTACATCGTCACCGAGATCTCGAACGGCAGCGACGTCAAGACCGGAATGGTGCCGCCGATCCATACCTTCGGCGAAGAGTGGGACGGCGCGGGGCCGAACAGCAATCTCGGCGTGAAGTGGAAATTTCTGCATTCCGGCTGGGGCGTGGTGAAGATCACGGCGTTCATCGACGATCAGAACGTCACGGTCGAAGCGCAAACCTACATTCCCGACGAGCTGATCGACGGCACGTGGCGTTGGGCCGAGGGCGCCTGGTCGGAATATCGCGGCTATCCGCGCTCGCTCGCGTTCCACAAGAAGCGCCTCATCGCAGGGTCGACAAAGGCGCAGCCGGCGACGTGGTGGGCTTCGGTCCTCGACGATCATCCGAACTTCAAGAACGGCAATCTCGGAACGGACGGCTTCACCGAAACGCTGCAGGGCGGATCGAACCAGGTCAATCAAATCGAATGGCTGTCGTCATCGGGCGGCAAGCTCTGGATCGGAACGTCGGGCGACGAATTCGTGGTTCCGACATCGGCGACACGCGAACCCTTGACGCCCGCGAATGTCGACGTCGACGACGGGACCGCGGAAGGCTCTGCGCCGATCAAGCCCGCGAAAGTCGACAGTCCGATCTTCGTGTCGAAGGATCGCCGGCGGCTGCACGACACGGGTTTCGATTTTGCGGCCGAGTCGTACATCGCACCCGATCTGACGATCTTCGCCGATCACGTGACGGATCCTGGCGTCGTCGAGCTCGCCTGGCAGCGCGAGCCTTATCGCCTGTTGTGGGCGTTGCGATCGGACGGCGTTCTCGCGTGCTCGACCTTGCGGCGCGACCAACAGGTGAACGGCTGGCATCGCCATTTGATCGCAGACGGCCGCGGCCTGGTGAAATCGATCGCCGCGGCGCCGTCGCCGACAGGCATCCGGCAGGATCTATGGGCAATCGTCGAATACGACCTCGCGGCGGGACCGGCGCGCCGCGTGCAATGCCTGATGCCGTTCTTCGAGCGGGGGACGCGCGACGTCAAGGACGCGTGGTTTGTCGATTGCGGTTTCATCTATGACGGCGCGCCGGCGACGGTCATCAACGGCATTCCCGCGTTTCTCGAGGGCGAGACGGTCAAGATCCTCGCTGACGGCAAAGTGCAGACGCCGAAAGTCGTGACGGCCGGCGCGATCACGCTCAGCTCGCCAAAGTCGAAAGTCATTCTCGGGCTGCAGATGACCTCGCGCCTCAAAACGCTTCGCTACGATCGCGAGCTGCAGGGCGGTTCGCTCGCCGGCAAAAAACAGCGCGTCGACGGGATCGTGCTCGATCTCTTGCGGGCCGCGAGCGTGAAGATCGCATCGGACGGTCGCGACCCCGAGTACGTCACCAATGAGGACGGCATCGTGATGGATGCTTCGGCGCGCCTGATGACCGGGCCGACCAGGCCGACGCCGGTTTCGTCGGGCTGGGAAGACGACGGCAGCGCGACAATCACGTGCGAGGATCCACTTCCCGCCACCATCCGCGCGATCACGATCGATCAAAGGGTGGCCGGCTGATGTGCTACCGGAACCTCCAAGCGCTGCAATTCGCGGCCGCATCGTTCTCAGGCATCGCCGGTTACACCAAAGACAAGCAGGCGCAGGACATCGCCAACGCGAACGCCAATCGCGTGCGCGACGTCGGCTTCATGAACGAGCTCGCGTTTCGCGACCAGGCGCGCCGCGACATCGCCGATTACACCGCGCGCCTGGCGGACAGCGGCGTCGACATTTCGACGGGCTCGCCGCTCTTGTTGCTGGCCGAGACGGTCAAGAACAAGGAGCTCGACGCGATCACCATCCGGCGCAACGCGCTGGCGCAATCGGACGCCTACCGCATGGAGGCCGATGCCTACGGTCAATCGGCGCCGTTGTCGCTCGCCGGCGGCTTCATGAATTCCTACGTGTCGTCGGGCCGGCTGGTCGATCTGGCGTCGATCGGAGGCGGCAATGGCTGACAACTCGCCGCTAAAGCGCACGGTCGCGATCGACTTCGTGCCATTGCCCGATACCAGCGGGATACTCGCCGGCGGGCTCGCGCGCGTGGGCGGCGGACTATCACGGCTCGCGGCCGAGGCCGACTATGAGCAGCGCCACCAGGCGGCCGAACAGAAGCTACTCGACAAGGCGGCCGAGCGCGCGCGCGTGCAAGCGCAGCTCGTCTCGGCACGGTTGGCCGGCGCGACACAGCTCAACGATCTCTATTCGAGCTTCGACAAGGACGAAGATCCGGCAACGGCCGCGCAGCGCTT